CCGTAGAGTTTCACGCGGCTTCCTTGAGTGCTTGTGGATTATTTACCAAATCTTGGTCAATTTCTACGCACTTAATACCGCTGCGAGCATAACGCTTGAGACGAAACATGTGAGGCAGCAGCACTCGCTCCAGCTCACTGTGAAGTCCTCGCGCACCAGTGTGAGTTTTCAAAGTACGCTGTGCCACTGTGGTCAACGCCTCGCTGGTGAAATTCAGTTCAACACCGTCTTGTTCAAACAACCATTTGTACTGATCAACATAGCTGTTTTTGACACCAGTTAAAATATTGATCATGTCTGACTCGGACAATTCTTGAAGTGCTACCCAGTTTGGAAATCTGCCCACAAATTCAGGAATCATGCCATAACGTACCAAGTCATCAGGCACTGCTTGATCAAGACTGGCATCTTGTGAGATTTCAACTGCGGCTTGAAATCCAATACTGGTACCTTGAATTCGATTACGCACCACTTGATCCAGGCCCACAAAAGCACCGCCTGCTATGAAAAGAATGTTGGCTGTGTTTATTTCCAACATTTCTCCGCCTGGGTGTTTGCGACCGCCTACACTGGGTATGCGACACACTGTGCCTTCCACCAGCTTGAGTAGAGCTTGCTGTACACCTTCTCCTGATACGTCTCGGGTGATACTGGCTGATTCACTTTTTCTTGCTATTTTGTCGATCTCGTCGATGAACACAATGCCACGCTGTGTTTTTTCAATGTCATTGCCCGAAGCAGCATACAGTCTGCCAATCATGCTTTCCACATCATCGCCCACATAGCCTGCTTCAGTGACACTGGTAGCATCAGCAATGGCAAAAGGTACGTCTAAATATCTAGCCACAGTTCGTGCCAACAGTGTTTTGCCTGAGCCAGTGGGGCCCATCATCAGCACATTGGCTTTGGCCAATTCGGGCCCAGCACCAGTTTTGTTAATACGTTTGTAATGATTCACAATGGCCACACTCAGCAAGATTTTGGCTCGATCTTGGCCTATTACAAATCCATCAAGAAACTGTTTGATTTCAAACGGGTCCAGGCTTTCAATCTGAGAATTTTTTTGTGGCACAGCAGGTTTGTGTTCGTCTTGTAAAAGATCATCGCAGTAATTGACGCATTCGTTACAGATTGCGGCCTGTTCACCCACAATCAGGCTCTGTACACGGTCTTTGTGCTTGCCACAAAAACTACAGTGAGTTAAAGAATCATTGACCATTGGATTTTTGTAATTTCAAACTGACCTGTTCACGCTCAGCATCGCTCAGCATATCGATATCTACTCGGCCCTGGGCCAGACTGTCAATGAGATGTTGGATGTAGTGGTCGTCATAAGAATACTGATCGCTCAGAGCTTTGTCAACCTCAATCCACTTACGTCCATTGTGTTTGAATACTTTGCTGGGCCAGGTAGTGGTCAGCACGAATGTGTCACCTTTGTTGGCTGTGTCGGGCAACTGTGAACCAAATCCTCGGCTGGATCCCAACGGTGGATCCCAGGGCAAATGGTCAATTTTGCCAGAGGCAAACGCATCTCTTTGTGCTTTGATTGTGGTTTCAGGGTGATCGGCTTTCCAACGTCTGATATTTTCTTTTTCTTGTTCTGATAGATCTTCTAAACCAGATTCAACCACAGCCTGAGCTGCTGGCATGGGACGCAGATTTTGAAAAAACATTTTGGCACCATCTCTCAGGTATGTGAGTTTGCTGGTGTCTGGAGTTGTCTCCACTGTTTGTTGGATCTGATCCAGTTGAGAATCTGTCAGTGGACCATCGTCGGCTGGATATTGTGGACTGTCAGTGTGAAGATTGACTCGATCTTGTCGAGCCCATTTCAAACTTTCCGTTGCGGCCAGAACCATCATTATTGCCAAGGGATCAAATACTATGACCAAAATAATTATGATCCAGCGCACCGCACGTTCTAAAAGATTGGCATCTGGATTATCCCCATAGACCAAGGCGGCGATATACTTGATAGGGCCCACTTCGGCCTCCACTTTTCGTACTTCCGCCGCAATTGGAGCTCGCTCTTCGTTAAGTGTGCCAATCCTTTTTTGACTCTGTTCAATTTCCCGAAGTAGGCGACCACGCTCGGCCTGTTGGCTGCGGCGTATTTGAACAGACCGCGCCGCACCTTCTTCTGATGTTGAGCGGCCCATAATTTGGTCCACTGCTTCGTCAAGCTGTTTAAGCGCCTTACGATTGGCATCGATGTTCTCCCGCTCAATTTTGATCTTTTCGTCGTAGATTGCAATTCGACTTTGTACATCTCCGCTGATCAGACTCTGGTCGGTATGGGCCTTGCTGAGAAATCCAAAAATGCCCATGGATGTCAGCAGCATCAACATGGCCACTGCTGGCACCAAATACAGCTTCATGGCCAGTCGGCAGCGGTGCCAATACTCGTGTAGCCAAATGGTCACAGTGATTTTGGCAATCTCCAAAATACTGCCCATGATAATGATTGGTATCACAGCAGCAGCAAAAATAGCCGTGAGTCCCACAATGCTGTACCAGGCAGCAACAATGCTGAGACTCAGGGCCACTGCCAGAGTGAAGTAACTTAACACCATAGAAGTTTATTTATTTGGTGTCAAGCTTGCTGGTACGCCGTGTTTGACGCTGACCCAAGTGGCAAATTTAGGATCTGGCACTTCGAACCAAATCCGTAGATTGGATACGTTGTTGTAACGAAATCGTTCTAACTGGCGTTTGACATGAGGTTGTCCGCGCCAATTGCGACCGTACAGGGCGTTGGCTTCTCTAATGATATTGTACCAGGCTCGGGTTGAATCAACATCAAAGAAAATACGGTGTAAATTGGCGCGATGGTTTTCCGACATAACAAACAGTCAACAGTTAGCAATTACTCTTTCTTGACGCCCAACAGCTGGGCCAAGCTGATAAACAAGTTGATGAAATCAAGGTACAGTGTCAACGCACCCTGTACTTCCACACTGGGCGATGCTGATCCTTCCATTAGCTGCTCACGAATTTTTTGAGTGTCGTAGGCAGTGAGTCCTAGAAACACTACCACACCCGCAGCCGACACAATCATTTGAAGCAATGAACTGCCCAAGAAAACATTGATTATGCTGGTGATTATCAACGCAATCACGGCCACCAACAAATACTTTCCCCAACTGTCTAAGCTTTGTTTGGTAAAGTAGCCATAAGCACTGAGCACACCAAACAGTACCACAGCACCCATGAACGCCGTGGTCACGCTGGCAGTGGTAAACACAGCAAAAATAGCTGCCATGCTGATGCCCATCAACGCAGCAAAACCATGTAGCATGGCCACGGCCACGGAACGCGGCGGGTCAGACGCCAGCGCAAAGGTAATGGCAAAAATTGCTGCCAGTGGCGCAAAAATCACAATCCATTTCATGAATCCTGTAAAGAAAAATGCCAGGACAGCAGGTGAACTGGCAATCAATCCACTAACAATCATGGATGTCAGCACTGCCAACATCATGTGTGTGTACACACGCCCCATGGCAGAGTTGATTTCAGACGCAGAAGGGTAAGAAAGTGTTGTAGTTGTCATTGAGTATCTCCTTTGAATCTTATTTAAACCAGTTTGCCCAACACACCGTAGATAAGCTGGTCTAATTCTTGGTCAAAATTGGCACTGCCGCAGCGACGTTTGATCCAGATCTTTTCCAGCAAGCTGCGCATCTCATCTGCGTCAACACCTTGGGTGTTGTAGTCAAGGCCTCGACGCTCAAGTTCTTCGATCAAGGCGTCGGTATCAAAATCATCAAGGTCAATTTCAACTTCAACTTCTTTGTAGGCGTAAGGCATTATTTGGCTCCAGATTTTTTGACCAGCTCACAGGTCAGTAAAAAACGATCATAGGCATCGCGAACTGCAGGATGAGTCATGAGTTCAGCTGCTTCAGTCTGCAGGGCGTCTAACCCTGCTTCGGCAATGTCTCGAGCCGAAGCAATGCTTAAGGTAGCCAAATCGTCACCGAACTCCTTGGCCAACTTTTTCCAGGCATGACGTTGGCCTTCGGTCAGCGGTGTTCGCTGTGGGCGCAACTCGCTGGCTTGCTGTATGGCTTTACACATGACATCTTCGGCCACACGACCAGCAGCAATTAAAGCAGCATGGTTAGGTTCAACGTTGAAACGGCGACTTTGCCCGCCAGGGTAACACATCACCAAATGATTGCCCTTGGGGAAGCTGTCCAACAGCACTTGGTCATATTCGTATACAGGTCGGTACCTGCGTCCTACTTTTTCGTAAAAAACTTTTTTCATGTTTCGTACTGTCGGATCACTGTGTTTAACGCATTGATGATCACCTGATTGTTGACCACATCTTCTGGATGTAACCAATAACCATCAGGATTGCTGTCACTGCGCGGATTCTTTTTCCAGTCACTGAGTTCTCGTTTGAGGTGGCTGCGAAACTCTTTCAAGTTTAGCAAGGTAATGTGATCCGCTGCTTCGCCGTCCAAGGTGATGGGTCCAACTCGTTTGCTCATCAATGATACTCCCGATCCACTTGAATGTTGCTCAGGCCAGCAATGACTTGAAATCGATCCCAGGCATCTCGAGCAGCTGGGTTGCGTTCTAACTCACTGGGTGGCAACACTGCTTCCAACCAGAACTCAGCACGTCTAGCTGGTCTCCAGCCAAACTTGCGCGGCTGGTGCAGGCGGCCAGTTTCCCACAGTTGGATGCTGAGGTCTCTGAATTCTTGCTCAGTGTAATTGGACCCTGCCCATTCGGGTCTACAGTTGCTCCAATCACTGCCACTGTAACCAGCCCAGATGTCTGCCCATTGTTGATCGTCGCGTGGATCAAAGTCTGTGCGGGAAATGATCACCAACACATCCTCCATGTCCACACGACCTTCCACAATGTCCAGCACACAGCGGCTGTAGCTCAAACCAATTTTCATACTTTTTCTCCTGCTTCAAAATCTCTAAACCTCAAGAACCGCGGAAACCGCAGGCTGAAGGTACCGTCTTGATTTTGGGTCACCGCATCAGCTTGGATTTCAACCAAGTGACCAAGTAAACGATTCCGGGCAGCCCAATACTCATCACGATCGCTATCACTAAGGCCACTACCAACATTGACACGAATAAGCCGTCCATTGTCTTCTCCTTCACACATTATAGCACCCAGTCGGGTTTCGTTCCTACCAGTGCCTTGTTCAAAACCCACAATTTTGAGATCAACTGAAATAACTGGTTTCCATTTCATCCAGCGATCTGATCTCTTACACACATAGGGCTCATCCACAGCCTTGATCATGATGCCTTCAAATCCCAGAGCCACACAGTCTTCAGCATACCGTTGCATGACGTCATGCCCTTCGGCAGTGTCAAGGTCCACTTCCAAGCCTTCCACAACACGCAGGCTGTGGCCGACCTTGGACTTATCCAGTACGGATCGAGCACGGTTAAGAATGTCAAACCGCTTGTATTGTTGCGCATTCCAATAACCACGTTGAAAGTCGTCCAAGGGAATGATGTCAAAAATGTTGTAGACCATGCCATCAGTTTGAGCATCTGATTTGCGATGAGCCTGCTTCATGAGCTTTTGAAAACTTTCGCCAGTGACTTCGCCGTCCAGCACAAAGCGACCGCCGGAGCCTAGGTTGTGTTGAAAGGCTGCTCGATGCCGCATGATGTCTCGAGCAATCTGCGGAAAGTTAGCAAACTCTTTGCCATTGCGACTGAACAGGCTCACACTCATGCCCTGCACCACAGCCAACACACGCACACCATCCAGCTTGGGCTCCAGGCGTTTGATACCCACCAGCTTCCGAGGTTGGTCAGTTGAGTCCTGTGCCAGCTGGCAACTGAACACCGGAATGGCCCAGTCTGAGTTGGCCAGCACTTTGTTCAAGGTCTTTTCAGAGATGCCACAGCGCAGGTCTTTGATGATCACACGCCGGCATACTGTGTTCCACTCGGCATCGTCAAACTGTTCGCTACATTTCACAATGGCTTCAGCAGCAGCATGGCCTGTGGTGGACCTAGTGCGCAGGCCTTCCAGCAGGGCCCAAAAGATAGGCCAAGGATTGGCACGACCAGACTGACCCGACACCTCAGGTACCTGCCGGACGTGAAATGTGTAGTAAGGATTGTAGGCCTGATAGCAGTTGAACAAAAAAGCCTGCGCATCGGCACTGCCCAGCCTAGCAGCCATCAACGCTTTGTCAATGACTTTTTCTTTGTGAATCCTGCTGTCGCTGGATTCAAGGTCTCGAATCCAACCTGAACTCACTGCACCATCAAACCTTTCGTCCATGTAATCAATCATATTTACAGCCTTACCAAGAGGAGTTATAGAACACTTTCAACCCCAGGAACAGCTCGGCTCGAGCATTTTTGATGAACTCAAGATCATGCTCATAGTACTGCTGGTCTGAGTCATTGCCAAAAAAGAAACCTGACGTCTTGGGCAGCTGACGTTTTTTCACTGCCCGTTCCAGCGCATCAAGATCCTCTGCTGTGAGTTCAAGCTCAATGCCATTGAAGCTACTGTCCCACTCGCTTTCAGGAAGTTCCCGATTGGCCTCATTCATTTTCTCTTTCCACAGGCTCTCCATCCAGCCCTGTAGGTTGGGATGCTTGCGCCAGTATGCCAGTTCACGTGGTTGTGTGACTTTGTTATTGACGTAGTCTTTGGTAGCAGGATCCAGTTCGGCTCCGTCCCACCATTCTTCGCGCTGACCAGCACGAGCAGCCACATACGCATATTGATCAAGACCCACTGTGCTCTCCTTGTTGATGTTGATATTCGCGGCGCAGCCACCATCGGTAGCGTTGAAAATAGTCTTTCAAATCATAGTGGGGTTGGCGGCCAAACCAACCCTCAAACTCAGCGCAGTGCTCATACCATTGATGGTTGAGCCACTGCCTAAATGTCTGTTTACTCTTGTCCATAGACCGCAGCATACAAGCGATCCACTTCGGCTTCAGTGACTTCAACTTTGGCCTGAGCAGGTTTTGCTACGGCTTTGGCTGGCTTGCGAGCTGCCTTGGCAGGCCGGGCCACTTTCACACGAATCTTGACTTCACGATTGAGCTTGCTCACTGGAGAGAGTTCAGCCTCCAGTGCTGCCTTTACAGCATCAGTCTTGGCAAAGCCACTGTCCAGAAGGTAGCGCACAGCAGATGCCTTGTCAGAGGCACTGGGCAGAGCTACAATGTTGACATCAGTGTCGCCCAGTTTGCTGAGCTGACGAGCACGAGCTTCGCTGTTGGCAAAACGCACTTTGAGTTGACCTTTGAGAACAGACGTACCAGCAAAAGTGTAAAGCATGATTGCTCCTTGAAGTTGATGATTGAAAACAGATTATAGCCGATTTGGATTTTTTGGTCAACCGTTTATGCCGGCACAGCTTCTTGCGTCAGTGCTTGGGCCAGGGGAACCAACTTTCCAGCCAGGGCACCAGTGCTGTAGGTTGTGCCCACGTACCACACACCATCCTTCATGATGTAGTAATACTCAGCACCACAGCCATCACATTGATCGTAAAACTGCTCAAAGTTGTGAGCCACTTGCCACTCAGTGCCAGTTTCGCCACGGTCACGACCATAAAAAAGGCACCAGCCAGCTTTGTCAGCAGCCTCATAAGCCACGCGATCTTCTTCACTGCCGTGCGGGCTAAAAGGGCGCTTTTCGCCAATCACAGGACCCAGGCTGCTGAGGTCTCCCAGGGCCACAAGGTGGTTGGCCTTGGCACTGTCATAGTGCTCCATCAGGATTTGGCCATTGTGCTCCAGATAGCCATCCCAGTGGCAGTAAACACTTTTGACCACATCACCATGCATCACACCAATACGACTGCGAGTTCCCATGTCAGGCTCCTTTGTGTTTCAATGTCAATATTATAGCAAAATGGCAATTAAGAGTCAACCAAAATTGCCCACTATGTGTTGTGGCTTTTTTGCCACTGTTTTTTTGTTATTTTTCTGCGATCATTTGCTGGATTTTGGCTTGATCTTGGAGCTGGCCCAAGATCATGTTATAAAGAACATAAACGGCCATGATCATCAAAAACCCTACGCCTATCCAGGGCAACAGATCAATGCTGATCATCTTTACAATTTCCACAGTGGCCAGGGCTGCCACAATACTGCTGCCCAGGGCACCCAGGGTCAACAACAAAGCTTTTACTTTCAAGTTCATATCAAATTTTCCTTTCTATGCGTTATTGTAGCAAATGAAGAAATTTTGGTCAACCAAAAGAAAAACCCTGCGCTGGGCAGGGTTTTTACTGTTATACAAAATATATTGTACAAATGATTAGAACAGATGTGTAAGTCCCACACCAACCTGACGAGTGTCGCTGGCTGCTGACACAGAACGGTAAGCCACTCCAGCTGAGGTACGCTTGCTCAGCGCATAGTCCATGCCCACATTGTAAGCTTTGACATCAGTGTTGGTACGACCATAGCTGCCTTTGACAGTGACAGCACCCAGTTGACGACTCACACCAACCAAGTGACCGGCTTTCTTGGCAGTACCTTCGTTGTCGCTGTAGCTGTAAAACACGCCATTGCCTGCCACAGTGAGGTTGGCACCAACCACTGTGGATTTTTCTTGACCTTGTTCAAAACGAGCAGCGGTAACTTGAGCTGGTCCCAGTTTGCCAGACACGCTGTAGGCACTGGCTTCAGCACCGGTGTTGGTATGAGTACGGTTCCAAGCTGCGGCGATGCCTTTCACAGGTGACACAGTTAGGAACACGCCGTTGCTCATGCGCAGGCCTCTCAGGTTGTGAATATCACCAGCAACACTGCCGTACATGGTTTTGAAGCTGTCATTGTCGCTGATGGCTACAAATTGGCTGTGAACACTGCGGCCAATGTTTACACTGCCCATTCGGCTAGACAGTCCCACTGTGCTTTGACGATCGCCCAGACGTGTGTCAGCACTGCTTACAGGATCATGTGTGCCCACGGCTGTTTCAATCACTGCTGTGGCACGCAGTCCTCGACCAAGGTCTTCTGTGACTCTGAATCCAACATGGCTGGTATCATTGATCATGCCATTGGTAGTGATATTGCCCACTTTGGTAGAATCAGCTGTGGCATTGACACGCCCGTAGACCTGAGTCTGCGCTGCTGCGGCGGTAGCCACTGTGGCCATCAAAACAAGTAAAAATTTCTTCATTGAGTTTTCCTTTAAAAAATTGGTCGCAATTTTTTGTTGCGAACAAGCAAGTATTTACTATTTCCAAGCAAATGTCAAGTTATTTCACTATCAAATTGGCTGCTTGCTGGGTGGTATAGGTACTGGGCAACAAATTGGCAACCTGGGCGCCAGGAGTGACCAAGGGATCCACAGTGTTGTTGGGTATGATACCCACGGTGGTCAGCACAGTGTTGTTTCTAACCTGCCGCATTTCTGCCACTATGGCCTGACCGCCTAGATCAGCTAGGTTGGCAATGGCCTCAAGATACTGAGCAGGCCCATTGACTTCTACATTGGTAGCATACGAAAACAGACTCTGCATAAAACTTTCAGAGTACTGAGAGCTGGTTGGAACAATATCAGTCAAAGTGATATTGGCAGTGTTTAAAATTTCGTTTTCACTCACAATGGATTGAGCCATTGATGTAAAAGCTGAATTCAGGCTGTTGGTTGCTGTGGAGTTAGCAGCAATGATATTGTTGATAGCTGTCTGTGCTGCTGGAATACAACCAATGCCAGTTGCCGAGCCACCTACTCCACTGACCGCAGTTTGAGCAGCAGTGATTTCAATGTTTCCAAACCCATCAAACAGTGCCAGGTATGTTCCAGCTGCAGGTCCTGACGGAATAGTTACTGGTCCACTGAAAGCATCTCCATATACACCGTTGATAGAATTTGCTATGTCTCCATAGATGCCACTCAGGACAGTCAAAGTTCCGTTGGCCTGGAGGCTCAAAATTATTTCTGTAGCATTTTCAAACTGATCAGTAAAACCAATGCCGGCTGCTGTGCCAATCATGTCAGTGATAACCAAAGTGTTGCCTGGACCAGATCCTAGCTGGTACCTTGTCTCATAATAACTTTGTACCGATGGTGGCAGCGGAGTTGTCAGCGTGCTAATTTGATTGAGATTGGCCACTGAAGCCATGTTCTTGTAAGCACTGGCCAGCCCTGGCAAACTGGTTTCTTTGATGTTGGAAATCTGCGACAATGCCACCGACAGTGCTTTGTTGGCCAGAGCCTGATCAGGCGGGATAATTTGACTCAATCTATCATAGGCTATCATGGTCAGCTCACTGTGTTAATTACGTATGGTGGTAGCAATGTCAAAAGACTTGAATTAACCGCACCAGCACTGTTGATGTAGATAGCTGTGCTGCCTTTGACCGTTGGTACACTCAAGGCTTGAAAGCTGTTTGGGAACATTTTTACAGGATTCAACAGATCAGCCAAGCTGACAATATTGGGCGTGGTCACTGACAACGAAGTTAAAATTTCAGACAGTGATTGCGGCGCAGTGGTAGTGGTAATAGCAGACAGAGCCAAATAAATTCGTCGATTGATATTGTCACTGACTGTGAAGCTGGGATCATCGGTTAAATCAACTATGGTATCAAATGGTATCTGCTGTGCTGTTAACAACCCAGACAAAGTTTCGTTTAGTCCGCCGTATCTCACAATCTGTGTTAGCAATGCTGCTGGCGAACCCAAGTTGTCTAAATTTGCTAAATCTATAGCAAAACCCAATTTTTCTAAATCTAGTCCAAACTCGGCAGTGGCCAGAGTGACATCAGCAAGGCTACCAGTGACATAATTGTTGTAGTTGGTAAATGTCGGAGCAATGTTTGAATTGATAATATCCAACGCATTTAGGTACGAATTGTTTTGGTTGATAAAACCCTGACTGGCCTGAAACAACTGACCAAAAATACTGGTATTGGTAGTGGTGTACAAGTTACCCGACAGATAAGATTGACCCACTGAGATCACAATATTGGAAAAATTTGTCACAGCCAGATTTGGGTTGGCAGGTACTACATTTCCATAGTCACTAAGTACATTTCCAAGATCGTTTACAAACGCCAAAGGAGGACTGTTACCCAACGCTGGTACACTGCTGCTGGCAATTAAATATAAGTTAGCAGTGGTAACACCAGCAGTGGCAGAGTTAGCAACAGCATTGGCCAATGGAGCCAACAAAGGTAAGTCAACATAGGCATCAATGGCCAAAATTAACTCACTATTTACAGCAATGGCAGTGTTGTTGCCCCAGCTGGCCTGAGCGATCAGTTGTAGTGGACTGATTTCGGCCATGGTTAACCTACTATCACATCAAAACTGGCTGTGATCACAGGAGTGGGCAATGCTCCACTGAACTGTAAACTACCCAACGTGGCAGCAGGTGAGCCACCGACCATCACTGAAGGGCTGCCAGTAATAATGGTACCTGGCGCCGCTCCTTTACACTTTGTTGTTGGGATCAAGTGCGGGGCAACTACCGATCCTATTGTGGCCATTGGTTGACCATTGACCAGCACACCCGGGCTTCCACTAATAATGGAAAATGGCATTTTGCCACATTCAGGCATACACAGATCACCTACTCTTGCTGCTCCACCTGGCATTTTGTATCTCCATTAGATTGTTGAATTTTGATATCCAGTCTTTGACCACTTGTTGTCTTTGTTGTTGGTGTTCAGCATTGCTGTGATCACAGTGCGGTAATTCAGGCAAGAATTTTACAACAACATCAAAATCCTTAGGAATTTTTTCGTAATCGTGAAATGTGTGTAATCTACCATTTTTTTCAATTACAAATTCATGAGGCATATTGTATTTATGCCCATAAAGATAGCTTCAAACCATTTGAATGCCAGTGGTGCTGCTGAGATACTGATCCGCAAACTGCTTGTCAGTGGGCATGATTACGGAAACTGCTGACTTGTTTACAGGTATTACACGATTGGGACCAGCTGTGAACATAAATGGCATGAGCCCAGGTCCATTGGGACCCATGGCAACAACCATGGGCTTGTTGAGTTTGTATACAGTTTCAGTTGCTTCGTCCAAGCAACCAATCAGTTCTTCGCCACTGAACAATTTGATGCTGACCACTTCGCCAGCTGATACGCCTTTGTTAATTAACATGATATTCAATCTCCAAATCCGCCAGCAGTTTCTTCCAAATACTGGCGCAGTTCAGTGAATCCGCCAATGTGCTGGTTGTTTAAAATGATTTGCGGTACGCTGCGAGCAGTGGGGATGGCTTCCAGCAGTTCTTCGCGAGTCCATCCATCGCCAATTTTTCTTTCTTCAAATTTGATTCCACGACTGCGCAACAGGTCTTTGGCCTGATCGCAAAAAGAGCAATGGTACTTGCTCCATACTATATTGGTCATATGTTCTCCTTAGATAGTGGGAAGTTGATCGTAATCCAGCTGATCAGACATAACCCCAATAACATAATTAGTTGATTCATTCTCTTGGAGCGCAGTTTGTTTCTTGCTCACGTCCACATGTTTGTTGAACCAAGGAATAGGCGTGGATTTTGGTGCAGGCTCATGATATCGTATTCCAATATCTGCCAATGCCACTTTGGCAGTGTAGTCCACAAAGTCTTTGAGAATTTGAGAATTCAGACCAATCACTGGTCCTTTTTTGAATAGATAGTCTGCCCATGATTTTTCTTCGTGTATGACATCCAGATACATTTGGTAGACTTCGTCTTCGCACTCGGCTTTGGCAGCAGCGAATCTTGGATCTTCTTTGACCACTTGGTTGATAATCCAAGCTGTCCATTCTTTGTGAAGTATCTCGTCTTGGAGAATCAATCCAATGATATTGCCGTTACCAATGAAAATTTTGTTCTCTACCATGGCCAAGCTGGTGGCAAAACTGACCATAAAGCGAAAAGCTTCCAAGGCATAGCTGGCGTTGAGTGCTAGCCAGATGGCTTTGACATGTGAATGCTCTTTGACAGGCACTTCTAATTCTCGTTCACAATTGACCATGTGTAAATGATCATAGTATCGACCCACACTGGACGCCATGTCCACAATTTCCGCAGTGTCATGAACTGTGTTGAAAACTTCTTTGGGCACATTGTAGATATTGCGAATGATGTGACTGTATGAACGACTGTGAATGTTGGTTTCAAAGAATGTCCAGTTGTAGACCAAAGCTTCCAGCTCAGGAATACTGATCACTGG